CGCTGAGTAATTGGAAATTGTACCTTTACGGTAGTAACCTGCGTTGTTAATGAACAAGTCATACAAGGACATCATACCTTGGTAATTGTTCAAGTCAAAGGACTGGAAGACAGGAGTTGCATACAATGGCACCCACTCTGCCATAATAGCAGCGGAGTCACCGACAACATAACCTTTGAAGCCTACAACGTAAGTATTAACGTTCATTGTTGGAACCTTAATAACGGCAACAGTGCCATCACGTAAAGTACCAATCTTGTGTGGACCAATAGGAGCCACAACTTTAACAGGTTCGAAACCTGCAGCATTACGCCATACGTCTGCAGCGTTGTTACCACAGAGTACCCAACTAACACCACCACGACCTTGAGTTAACTGGATCACAGACTCAGCGTAGTTCAACTTAGTTTGGATCTCTGCATACTTTGCTAACTTAGAGTAGTTAGAAGGTGGAGCGGCATCGAAGTTCAAGTTAGCGTCAGCAGTTGCAGCAGCGATGATTGCATTAATTGCAGTGATGTCACGTTCTTGTTTAATGAACGATGCAACTAAGTTAGTTAATACATCTGGAATATCTAAGTTCAAGTGAGCACTTGCAGCTAACTGAGCTTGAGTAGACCACTTCACGTTCAACGGATGAGGTTGAGCTTGAATAGGTTGCATTAACAATTGGATTTCTAACTGACGAATGTTAGTAGGAGCGTTTTCTGAATCGTAGCGGAAGCTAGCAGAAATAGCAGTACCAACAGCAGGAGCAGCTGTAAAGGTAACAGACAATGCACCAGTAGCGTAGTTAATTGTACCACTAATACCAGCACCAGTAATAGTACCACTACCGTTGTCTACACCAGTAATGTTACCAGCTACAACACGAACTGTAGAAGGACGTACTGGAACAGGAGTTAAGCTGATACCGAATGTTAAAGTAGAACCATCACCTGTGCCAACAGAACTAGAGACAGACTCTGAAGCATAAGTGCCATCGGTTACGTTACGGAACACTTGTTGACCAGCAGAAACACCAGCAGCACTATTAGTGTAAACAGGCTTAACGATGAAGATCTCACCATTCTGACGATCAAGAGGTTGGATGTCCATTAACTCATTGATGATCAAGTTTGGATAGAAAATACGAACTAAGTCGATTACACGAGGAACTAAGGCACCTAAGTTAGCACTGAATGTAGCTTCTAACTTTGGATCAGCTTTCACAGCTTCCATAATTTGGCGTTGGTTTTCCATTACCATGAAAGCATTCTGTGCACGCTTTACTACAGAAGCGTCAGCACTTTCTAATGCCTTAGCTAATGCACCATAACGCTTGCCCCAATCTTTGTTCTGAGTCAATGCAGCTTCAACTAATTTCTCACGACGATTAGTAGCTACAACTTGAGATACACCACCCATGATTTTTCTCACTTAAATTTATTTAATAGTGTTACAAGAACTATTGTATTCAGTTAACTGGATTTAGATAAATCCGTTAGAATCAAGACCAGTTAATTCTCGAGTCTTACGCTTCTGCTCAACTACTGAAGTCTTACCACCTACAACGGGATCTTTCTTGATTCGTAAACTAACAGTACTAGATTCTTTCTTAGCAGTAGGCTGACGCTTAGTAGCTTCAGTCTTGTCTTTAGCAGAAGGACTGCTTAACATGTCATCTTTGAGCTCATCATCAGAGTCATCTCCACTTGGAGTAGAAGGCATGTCATCATAATCATCACCGCTAGGCGCAGTAGTATCTTCAGGCTCAACCTCAAAGAACTCACTAATCTCGTCAGCAGCTAAAGCATAGTCAGAAGTAATGAACTCAGCAGCTTTATCAGCTAAGTCTTCTACACTGGAAGCAGAGATGAAAGTACCATTTCCAGTATCGATAGCTTTATATGGATTTTCTTCATCAGGAGCGTAGATATAAGATACTTGACCGTCTTCTGAAGTCAAAATACTTGCAGGTGTTTCTTCTTCAGTCTCTGGTTCTAAGTTATCACTAACAAACCAATTATCAGCTGATGGAGTGTCCTCATCATCTTCCTTTTT